CGGTCGAGCACCGATTCCATGTTCGTCCGATAGGTCGGCAGGCTTTCGATCGGACTGGCGTTATCCCGCCAGTCGTTTGGCCCCATCGCAATCCAATATTCGTCACCAGCCGTCAAAATCTGTTCGGGAAAATAGAGGGGCCGGGCCAGATCGGCGCTGTTGGCGATATGCTGCATCCTCGCACCGGACGCCGAGCAGTTGAGAAGCTGGTACGCGGGTAGGCGGGCATTACGTGCCCAGCAGGCGACAACTTGGATCGTTCCAGAGACGCGGGCGACGGTATAGGTATTCTGGCCGAGCGTTACGCCGTCGCTTTCGCCGAGCGTGATCGCGATAAAATCGGTCGGCGTCTGCTGAATGCTCACTGTCTTTGTCGCAGCGCCGCAGGTGACGGTGACCGATCCGGTTCCTGCCACCGACCGGACCCACACGGTGAAGGTCTGGGTCGGATCATCCGGCGTATAGGTGAAGGGGGTCGTCGTGGTACTGTTCTGCAATATGCTCCACGTCGCCCCCGAAAAGCCGTTGTATTCCCAGCCTGCACCATTCTGGAAACGCGGATCGAATGACTGAAAAGAGGATGCGGTAGTGTAGCCCAGAGTTCCGACAAAGAACTCGTCCTGCGCATAGAACCCGCGCGCCCGGATAGCATCGCGCAGTCGTCGGATCGGTGCGCATTTATATCCCTGGGCATTACCGCTCGGAAACGCGGTGTTGTAGCCCGCATCAATGCTCGTTCCGGCGATCATGATCTTGCGCGGGCTGGCGAGGCGGTATTTCAGCGACGGCAGGCCATTGCCCGCAGCCCAGCGGTCGGCCGCGCCACGGGAGAAGCCGCCATATGCGCCAAGACCCAAACTCATTGTTCGTTCTCCCCGCCATTTTTGCCGGTGTAAAGGAAGGCCATCACCAGTCCGATCAGCCCCTGAATGACGATGGCCTGCGCCAGAGATTTGAAGAGGTCGGATTCAGCCAGATCAGGTTTGAACGCGAGCATCGCCAGTACGATCACCGTCAGGATGAAGATGCCGCCGCCTGCGATGATCCGGGCCGCTGCCATGTTCATGGGTGGGAGCTTCATGCTGCACCCCGATACATCGCGGCCTCTGCCGCCCGCCTGCGCGCAAAACAGTTGCAGCCGCCCTGTTTACCCACTAAGCGTAGTCCATGGATGAGATATGGAAACCAGCACCCGGATATGAACGGTGGATCGAGGTATCTGACCAAGGTCGAGTGCGCAGCTTTGATTATCTCGCTCCCAGCAAACGAGAAGGGCAGCCAACGCAGTTGAGGCGGGGGCGTATTCTGACTTGCCATGCATCCAACGGCTACCATCGTGTCGATCTCAAGCGCCTTGGGAAGATATATCGCGTCAACCTGCACAGGTTGGTGGCGCAAGCGTTTGTTGATGGCGAGTTTCCCCTCGCCACTGTCGACCACATCAACGGGGACCGTACGGATAATAGGGCGGCCAACCTCAGATGGGTTAGCCGCTCTGAAAATAGCAGACTGCAAAATGCTGACGGTCGTTGCGTTGGTAAAGGCGAGAAGCATCCGGGCGCAAAACTTCGGGATGCGGATATTCCTGAGATATTTCGCCTTCGCCGCGCCGGATGGTCCCTTAGCGAGGTGGCCAGACAGTTTGGCGTCTCTATCCGATTGATCCACAGCATCGAGAAGGGTGAGAAGCGGGTTCATGCCCAGCCCCCCGCCGCCAAAGCATCCTGAAATTTCTCGGCATAGCCAGCGATCAGCGCCGCCTTGTCGGTCCCGTTGATGATGCGACGCGCATCGGTAAATTCCTTCAGTGCGCCCCGCCCGGCGCCGATATAGGTCGCCAGCGATTTGCCGGTGAACCAACCCTTCTCCATGCCGCGCACCAGAATTTGCACCGCGATTTCCGGGTCTAGCGCGAGATCGTAATTCTTGATCAGCGCGCCGCTCAACCCCAGCTCAGCGTCGGCGCGCTCGTAATTGGCGTGCCACGTCAATTGAACGAGGCCGCGCCCATAAGGGGCCTTCCCGGTCGAATTGACCTTGCCGTACTCGCGCCCCTTGCCTTTGCCCCATTCCTCGATTGGTTTCAGCCGCGCCTCATGCCATGCCGTTGCCAGCCCATAGGCGAGCCAGCCGACGCCCCAATGCGCCGCCGACGATAGCAGGCGATTGATGATATCGACCTGCTGCTGGTCGAGGGAGCCCGTGATCTTTCGAACGCCCGCGAAGAAGGTTTCTGGGTTGCTCAGGCTGCGTTGCTTTGCCGCCAGCACCGCATTCACCGCATCGACATCAGCCTGCGTCAATGCCGCGCCCTTGATCGCCCGGATCGCATCGAACAGGCGTTTTGCGTCGACGGTCATTTCACCCACCATCCCTTGAGAGCCGCAAGTGCCACCGCGACCGTCCCGATGATCCCGCCCGCCCATTTCGTAAACCGCCCGGCGTTCTTAACCGTCTGCCACGCCTCCACGATTTCCTTAGTCTTCTCGACCTCGGCTTTCATCGCCTTCATTTCGTCGCGCACGTCCTCCACAGCGCGGAGGATCGCGCGCATATTCTCGTCGATCACGCGAAAGCGCTCCTGCCCCTTATCCAGCCGCTGGATGATGTCCTGTTCGGTCATGCGTTTGCCCCTGAAACGATCGCGAAATTCAGGGTGACCGCATCGCTGAGCGAACCGCCCGTGTCGTTCTTGAGCGCAATCCTGAAGCTACCATCAGCGATATCGAATGCCTTGGCCTCATAGTCGCCATTCTGGGCGAGAACGGTGATGATATCTGTTGCCCTGACCGCCGAATTGGTCACGGTGAACCGGGCCGCCGCCCCGCCCGGCAGCGCAGCATTGTGGGTGATGATCTGGCCGACCGGTGTATTGATCGTCACTCCGGTCGTCTTGCTCGTGGCCTGCGTGATCGTTCCGCCAGCGCCGGTGGCATAGCCGATGCGACCGATCGGGACATCGACCAGCGCGCCGATGCGGTTGTTGGTTCCCGCGTCTATCACTAGCGTCATGCCAGTGGTGCAGACGTTCCCTGCACCGAAGTGTATGTTGGTCGATCCCGACCTCAATCGAGCTCCGATCGTCGTTGAAGCGAAATTGTTATCGTCGATCAGGCAGTGCGAACCAGACACGGTCCCATCTATATCGATGGCGGAGACCGCTGTGTTCGGGTCGGTGTCGGGAAAGAACTGGTTTCCGATGATGCTGGCTTGATTGACGATATCCATTGCCACGCCGCGATAACCCGCATGGACGGCCCACCTGTTCCCGGAAAACACGAAATTGGGCACCGAGCAGGCGATATAGACGCCATCGCCGGGTGCGAATTTGAAGCAATCGCTATTGGTGATGGACAGCCCTTGATGGTTGACCCCATCAGCGGGCGCATAGACGTCCGTGTTGTTCATCGCGAAGAAACAGGCGTTCAGATTGGCGGACTGGGAGCCCGTGCCGTACCTGTAGCCGAGCGCGAGGAACCTGAAATGGACCGCCGTGAAGTCGAACACGCAGACGAATTCTCCGGCGTTCGATCGGGTGATGACGCCGGTTCCGGCTGGCGTGCTGGCGCCGTCGAACATGGAGTGCGAGAAATCAATATTGGACCAGTCGATGGCCTCGACCGCCGTGCCCCAGAAGAAAACATTGTTGATCCCATCGGATCCACGGAAATGCAGGCGTATCACGCTCTTTGCGGTCCATTCGCCGAAGAACGGATAGGCCCCGCAATCCATTTCGATGGCCGTGTTGCCGCCCGCCGTCCCCGCCGTGACCGAAAAACCAGTGAGATCGACGCTGTGCTGCTGGGACGAACCCACTACTCGCAGGAAGCCGTTGGACGGACAAAAAACCTCGGTATTGTCCATCCCGTCCCCGAATATCGTCAGGCGGGAGAACGCCCATGTCGCCATAGGCCCCACGGCGGGGTTCGGCATCGTGACGGTGATCCGGGAGGCGATGCGATATTTGTTGCCACCGGGAATATAGAGCGCCTTTTTGGCCGCGAGGCAGAAGTTTATGGCAGTTGCGAAAGCCGCCGTGTCGTCGGTCTCGCCATCGCCTGCCGCGTTGAATGGAGCGTCTTTGACCGAGATATAATCACGCCCCTTGCGGCCCAGAGTGCCAGCCGGATAATCGGACGCATGGGAGAAGCCAACCATCCCGGCGCCCTCGCCTGATGCCAGCTTGTCAATGAAATCGCCAAGAGGCCCGCGGGCATCAGGCTCATAAAATACCTGTGCCCCGAAGCGATCGCGGACGCGGATGGAATATTCAGTCGGCCCATAGACCTGCGCGGGCGTCCCGGCGCGCACGATATAGCCGCCAATGGTATTGGCGGGCTGGGCCACCGGGTCCGTTCCAGCCTCATCCCAATAGATTGCGATAGGATGGGTTTCGGGGTCCTGGTTCGGCGCGCCGATGAATATCTTGCCGCCGTTCAGCCCGCCACCGCGCTGATCGAGGAAAATGGGGTAGGGATTGATTGCCGAATAATATGCCATTGCGATGCCCAGCCGAAATATGGCTGAAGCATTGCTTTTGCGGCGGGGGCAGCGCCATTAATGCTTTGTGAGGGAGGGCGCTAGGCCCTCCCGGTTAGGGGGCGATGCGCTTGGCGTCGGCCAGCATCTTCGCGATGGTCTCAGGCTGGGGATAGCCGCCATCCATCCATAGCATATGGAATTTCTGGACGAACTCGCGCGGGGTTGTAGGGGTCGCCTCGTTCATCTCCTGAAATCTCGCGAGGTAGATTTCATTCAGGCGATCTTCCTCTTCCTCGCTGGTATCGGAGGTCATCGCGCCGATAGCGCCGAACGCTTCCATGTAGTTGGAGAGCGCCATCTGGAAGGCGGGGCTTCCGGTTCCGGCAACGGCAGGGGCTGCGATAGCGACAGGCGCCAGTGCAGCGGCGGTGATGAGGGTGCGGCGGTCCATTATGCGCCCTCCTGCGTGGTCAACCGGCGTATATCGTCAGCGATAGTCCGCAGCATCCGGTCGGCATCTTCCGAGCCGTCGAACGCCTCGTCGGAAAGGCCCAGATCGATCTTGTCGACTACCGACGCCAAATCCGGTGCAGGCGTCAGGATGATCGAATTAACAGCCTGCGCGTGCGCGGTTGTGTAGGGATGCCAGTCATTCTCAGCCTGAAAGACCTGCTGAAGCGTTGCAAGACCGGCCTTCTGCGCCGCATAAAGCGGCTGAATAATCTCCTTGCTGTATCGCTCCATTGTGGCGCGGGCGAATCGCTCTGCCGCGATGGCGGCTTCCCATGCGGTGCGGTCCATCACTGCACCTCCGTTGCGAAAGCCTGCGCCATCTTCGCCAGCCCCTTTTGCGTGACGTGGCAATAAGGCTTCTGTTCCTTCATGCCGGTTCGCTCGTTGGTGTAGTTCGCCTCCTTATATTCGAGCCGCCCGTTCTGAATATGCGTCTGATAGGCCACCCAGCTACCGTTTTGGCGGTAGACCCACTTGTTCACGACCATCCAGCGCGTCATGGTATCGCGCTTCACGCCGAGCACCTTGGCGGCCTGCGTGAACGTCATGCTCCCCTCGCTCGCGGATATGCGGTCCAGTGCCTCGACGGCGGGGCGCATTTCCTCGACCTTGCTTTCGAGGGCGATGACCTTTTCCACATTCTCCAACAGGAGCGCGCGGAGGGACGAGGGATCGCTGAGCATGGCGGTGGGGGAGCGGCGATCCTCCAAAATCTGCCAGCGGTCGATGATCGCCGCACGCATCGTCAGATCATAGCCGGAGACGAGGATCAGGCTCTCCCGCTTGGGCAGGTGGAAGATTGGATATTCCTGCCCATTCTGCGGATTGCGATAGGTGTCCCCAAATTTGGGGACACCCCCTTCGCCATGCAATTCCACCAGCATTTTCCGGGTGTCGCGCATCACATGGTCATGGCGCTTGCCGGTAAGGTCCGCGATCTCGCGGGTGCTCATCGTCTGCTCGGTGGATATGGTTATCGGGTTTGCCGGAATCGAAACCGGCGTGGTATGCACATGGGTAGCCATAACGAAATTGACCTTTCGTGACTGGTTAGGGCCGGTTGGAAGTTCCCGCTTCCTTCCGGCTCGATTATTTGATAATCGGTTATTCCTATGTCGTCAATATCTGATAATCAGAAAAAGAATAGAGGTCGTCCAGCCACGGGCTCCGACCCTATGTGGGGCGTTCGCTTCACGCCTGAGCAGCGCGCGCGAATCGAGGCTTACGCAATCGGTGCGGGGGTTCCGCGCGCCGAAGCGATACGCCGCCTTGTGGAGAAGGGGCTGGGGGAATGAATGATTTTTCCCGTTCACAGATTCTTCAATCGAATGAGCGTATCAAGGGCATATCGGGCCTTGGTTTCAATCTGTCGGTTGGCGTGATAGGCGCTACAGCCGCAAGGATTTACCTCACCCTCGACGTTGATATGGTCGCTGTGGTATGGTCGATGGGAGCTATAGCCCTTATATGGGCATCATCGAAGATTCTCACGCTGCTGGATGCGGAGGAGTGAACATGGAACTGCCAAAGATCATTGCGGAGATGTTTCCGGGGCTGGCGGCCATGGCGCTGGCAGTTGGCGGTTGGCTGTGGGCCAAGAATATCAAGCGCCGCGCCCATGGTGAGCACATTCACCCAGCCGAGTGACCCTTGACTCGACTCCCCGCACTTCGTCTGCATGATGGTAGGGCTAACGCCCTTCCATCCGCCTCCTGAGTGCAGTATCCGGGCTTCAGTCTGAAGGATAGGGGGGAAGGGTGAGGGGTTTCATCAAATATATCTGGAACGGCCCCTTTTATATCGGACAGATAACACGTCCCGTCTCTATCGGAGACGTGTTGATGAAACTGCTGGAGACGGCGTGGAGGGCGCTTATTATCGCGGCTGTGGCATTTTCCATCATTGGCACCTCCCTTTCCCTATGGGATGCATACACATACACAAAGCGAGGAGACGACAAGGCGCAGGAAAGCGGCGAATGGGATGAATTCCCGCTGGTTGATGGCCTAGGAAATAATGTGGCGCAACAGGACGAAGAATGGCCCGGAACGCCAGTCAATTGACCATTCGGACGCTCCGGCGCTGGGCTATCGGCGCATCCCTCCTATGGTGGTTCTGGCCTACCGTCTGGTTGATCCTGTCAGGCGGATCACTCAATGGGCTGTGACTGATCCTCAGCTGCCAGTCGTCCAGGCGATCCGCTGAACTGCTGCGACAGATAGCGCTGCAAGCCAAGTGCGTCCTGAGCAATGGCCGGCTCCGCAGCAGCAACCTTTTTCAGCAATTCCATTTGTTTGCCGACATTGGGCTGCCCGCCAGCTTTCGCCGATTGCCGCAGCATCCGCGTGTATCCGGTAGCCCATTTCACGAAGCGCGGGTTCGTCCATAGTTTGGCGAGCGAATATGAAGCGCCGGCCTGGGCTGCAAGCGCAGGGAGGCCGCCAACAGAAGTAAGACTAAGTCCGGTGATGACCTGCCCCGCCGTGTTTGACGTATTCCGCAACGCATTCACCTTCGCAAGGCTCTCCATAACACCAGAGAACTCATCCAGATTGCGGCGCAGTTCACCCCTGCCGAAAATCAGATTTTTCGCTCCGGGCGACATATCGTTGAAATTCCGGATAAAGGTATCAGCGGCGAAATCCCGTCCCTCGCTATTGATCGGACGCCCCAACAGGCGAATCATCGCATTGCTGACCTCGCCCCATTCCTGCGCCGGTATGGATTTGCGGATTTCAGCCAATACCTTCAGGTCCGAGGAAGATTTCCCGCCGCGTGCGATGGCCTGCATCTTGGCCGCCGCAGCCTCTGCTGATTTCTGTCCGTCTTCACCAAGGATTTTCGCGAGCGCTCCATCAATACGCTCCCGGCCCCTTCGATACAGGTCATTGGCGCGTTCGAACGCCCGCAGCGCTTTCGGCCCCTGTGCGCTAGCGGTGGCGCGCATGTCCTCCGACAGCGCCCCGTAGAAGCGCCTGAGCGCAGCAATAGCGTTGCCGTCCGCTGCCAGCCCCGGTTGACCGGCGATCTCTCCGACGATTGACCGCAGGCGCTTCATGTCTTCCCACGAAACCTCACCGCCCATCGGTGGCTGGTTGGCCTCTATATAAGCTTCGTCGCGCGCGCTTTTCATCGCGTCAAAGGCTTCCTGCGCTCGCGTCACATCGTCTTGCGCCGTTTTCAACCTTGCAATCTTCTGCGGGTCGAGTGGAGATGCATCATCGGCGATGCTCCGATAGGCGTTGCGCGCGCCTTCCAGAGTTTGCGCCGCGCCGCGTAGTCGCTCTTCCTCCATCGTCAAACGAACGCGCCCCGCTTGCCGTGTGTCAATCGGCGTGAGGGCTTCGAGGGTAGCGCGCAAGCGGGGATGTCCAGTCCAGATCTTCGACAACTCCGGATTGCTCTTCATTCCCTCGGTGATTTCATTTAGCGCCGCACGAGTATTGGACAGGCTTGATTTCGCCTTTGGATCAACGGGGATGGCATCGTAGGATTTCGATGCAGTTTGCTCGAACTTGTCCATCCACTTGCGGGCCCCGGCTTGGGCCGCCTCGCCCATGCCCTCAAAACTGGTGGCGGGGCCGAAGGAATCGGCAACGTCATCGACGGCCCGCGTTACCTGCTGTGTCAGACGATCCCGTGCGCCCTGCATAACCTGTGCAGAGCCGGGCATGTTGGACAAGGTGTTGTCGATGATCGCCTTTCCACGCCCGGTTGCACCGAGCGGAAGATCAATGCCAAATTCCTGCGCCTGCTCTAGCGCCTGCGCAGCCAGCGACGGCCCGCGATTGCTGATCTTGTCGAGAACTTTCCCGCCGAGGTAGGAGCCCGCCGCCGCAGCGGCGCCACCCATAGCCGCGCCCGTCAAGCGACTATCATTGTCCGAACCGGCGCCATAGGCCGCGCCGAACCCCGTATCAGCTACAATACGGCGACCGGGTCCGGCGATCTTCCCAAGGCCCGTCATGCCGGTAATGCCGCCGACAAGCTGCCCGACGCCCGTGGCGATCGGGCTTTCTTCCGCCGCCGCCTCCTTGAGAAGTTGCGCTTGCCGCTGCGCCTCGCCTTCGCCGCGCCAAACCTCGCCAAGAGTGTCGCCGCCCGCAATGCCTGCAATCTCGTCCGACAGGCCGAAAGCGCCGGTATCACCGACAGCGCCCGCGAATGCGCCGCCTGCACTATTCGCGAGGGGGGACAGCAAAGACGGGTCGCGTCGTCCGCCAAGGGGGACCGTAACACGAAAGGCCGCGCCGTTCTGGTCGCGACCAGCCAGCGCGGCGTCGAGGTCGGGACCATAACGTGGAAAGCCATATTGCTCGGACAGCGCGTCAAAATCCGCCCTCGTGCTGCCCGGCGTGTCCGCAAGCTGCTGGGCTTTGGCGGCGAAAGCGTAATCTTCAGGCCTGGCCCATTCTCGCGCGCCGGTCGGGTCCAGCTCGGCGTCCGGAAGCTGTGGATCGCCCACGGCATAGGCGGAGAGGGGTGTCGAGCGGTCAACGTCCTGGTCTATCACCTCGCCGGGAAATTGCCCGGTACCGCCATATTCCTGCGCTTGTTCATTGTGCAGGTTCTGCGCGTAGGTCGTTGCGTCGTCAGGATTGTCGAAGATGCCCAGATGACGGCCCGTCCGGCGATACTGCTCGATCGCCTGCTGCTCGGTCATGATCTTGCCGTCATCCGAGACGGTGGGAATCAGCACCTCGCCTTGATCCGTGCCGATCGACATGCTGCGGACAGTGCTGATCGTGCCGTCTGCGTTATGCACGATAGGGCGATTGTGAATGTCGATGTTGCCGGGGGTTCGCAGGCCCTTGATCGTTCCTGCGTTCCCGCTCAATTCGCTGTCCTCAACGACAGTGCCAGGCCAGTTCGCCATTATCGACGCCTCGTCTTTCCATCAGGCGCGATGTAGAGCGTGCCAGGCTTCAATGCGTTAGCCTCCTGCACAGAGCGGACGCGGACAGGGCTAGATTGCCCCCCATCAAGCGCATCGGAGGCAAACAACGCATCAACCGCCTCTGACTCATATCCATTTTTCTTGAGAAAGTTCTGTTGCCGAGCCAGCGCACCTTTAATGATCTGGAGCCGCCTTTGAAGGTTCTTGCGCACCTCGCCTGGGTCCATGCGCTCACTGATGGTAGTTGCTTCGTAGGCCGCCTTTTCCTGCGCAGTGAGAGCGGACCCAAACAGGTCATTTCGGATCAGGTTATCAGTGCTTCGGAAGTCCGCCCACCAATCGCGCTGGCCCGGCGTTCCGGTCCCGAAAATGCCTTGCAGCGTATTTTCGAGGCCGCCAAGCCACGTATTGCCCGCGTAATCATCCTTGAACCCGCGCAAAGCCCGCTCCAGGCTATTGCGTACATCGATGTTGGCCGTCACCCGCTTGGCTGTGCTGTCAGGCACAGCCCTGCCTTGGCGGGTGCGCGTATCTTGACCTCCGATGAGAGTGACGTTGCCGTCCGCAGATTGCTGGTAGCGGAGTCTTGGGTCGAGGCCCATGGATTGGACCTCCTGCGGCGACAGGATGCGCGTCCGCTCCTTCGGCTGCGTCGGGACGGCGGCGACCACGCGGGCGCCCCCACCGGAGGTGCCCCCCGACTGATTGCGTAGCTGCACCATGTTCTTGTTCACGTAGGCGCGGGTTTCAGCCGGAAGGCGGGACAGCCAGTCACCCCCCTGCGCCAGCGCAGCGTCAACCCTTCCCGGACCTGCATTGTAGGCGGCCCACGCTTTGGCCGGATCGCCGCCATAGCGTTGCATCATCGCGCGCAAATAATCAGCACCGACGCGCGCCTTTTCTTCCATGCTTCCGTCGCGAGCCGGGGTAACGCCAAAGCCCGGATCGGCCTGCGTGCCCGGCATCACCTGCATTCGTCCCTGCGCGCCCGCAGAACTGGTCAGAACGCTGCCATCGGCGGCATAGTCGCGACCGCCGCTCTCGGATGCCATGGTAATCGGTAGCATGGAGGAGATGATATCGTCCCCTGGCATCATATCGCCGCCGCCTGAAGGGCCAAACCGCGTATCACCAGCATTCAGCGTGAAAGGCGCATCGGGGGCGGTGTAGAGGACATTGCCATCCTCATCGATCAGTCTATCGCCATATCCGGCTATCTTTGTCTGCGGCTTTCCGCCCCCAAGTTGTTGGACAACTGAAGCAAACTTGTCCGGCACGACCGACGCCATGAATAGGCTGAGACGCCCTTTGACGCTATTGATAGCTTGCGGATTGCCCGATTTCAGCAATGCAAGCTGCTGCTCGTCGTCGGACGTGTCCGCTCCTGCTTCCCGATCAGCGGCGATCCTTCCTTCCAGCTGGCGAATAGCCTCGTCGATGTTGCCAGCGCTCAATGCCGACCATATGCCCGCCGCCTGCCGCATATTCGATCGCTGCTCGGCTAGATCCATCTGATCCCAGCTTGCCTTGAGCGCATCCTTATATTGCGGGTAGCGGGCGATCAGCTTGGAGATCGCCATGGAATCGCCACTTGCCAGCGCGGCATTCACCTCGCGCTGCATCTGCCGCTCACGCATCCGGCCTTCTGCTTCCATCGCCGCCTGCTGCCGCAACATTGCCGTCTGCGTCTGCGCCTGTTCGACCTGAGCGCGTCCAAGCGAGCGCTGGATTTCGCGGTCGAGGAATGTCGGAGCATCTGCTATGGCCGCCAGGGGGCCGGGATTGCTGAGAAGGCCTGCCATTAGAACTTGATACCTCCGCCGCCTAATACCGAAGAAAGAACGCTGCTCAAGCCATCCCCGGCGTTCTTCCACTGGCTCGACGTGTAAGCCCCACGCAATAGAGAAGCATCAGACCGCGCCTGCCCTTGCTGGGTGAGGCTGTTACCGATATTCGACGCCGTGTTCGCGCCAAATTGGCCTAGTTGCCCTGCCGATCCCAGCCCCATGTTTGCAATCCCGCCAAGATTAGCCAGCTGGTTCTGAATGACGCTCGAAAGCGTATCAGCGCCGAGATTGTAGAGCGCGCCCTGTGTATTGCCGCCTCGCAATCCACCGGTCGCAGCGGCATTGGACAGAATGGCCTCCTCACCATTGCGATAGAGGCTGGTATAGAGCGGAGACTCCTTCAGCGCGTCAATCGCGCCCTGCTGATCGACTGCGCCGCCTGTAGTGGTGGTGTATGGCGTTAAGTCGCGATTCTGCGGCGCGCCATAGGCATCATAATGTGCCTTGCCATAGTCCGCGAGGGACATGGAATCGCCTTTGGTGAACAAATCCCGGCCGTTATGGCTGGAATAGTAATCCATCACGTCCGGGTTGGCGCGGGCATAAGCTTCCCAATCCACCGTCCTTGTCACGGGGGTGGATATCCCCAGAAGCGCATTGATCCCAGCCAGCGCGCTTGTGCCAGAGGCAAGATAAGGCGCGAAATTCTGCTGCGTTGTATCGAACTGGCGGCGCTGCTCATCGATGGCGAGTTGGGCCGCCTTGACCTGCGCATCGGCAGCCTTAGAGGCCGCCTTCTTCTGCGCGTTCCCGCCAAGGAGGGACGTTGCCGTACCTATGATCGAACCGAAAAGACCCATTGCGCCAACCTCAATCGCGATTGAGGCCAACCCTGCACGAACGGCGTAATTCAGCGCCATTAATGCTTTACGAGAGGTTGCCGTTGTCTTTCATGTCGGAGATGAGCGCCGCCAGCGTCCGAGAGACGGCTTGCAGTCCATCGGAGATCGCCTGCACCTCTGCCTGCGTGGGCGGGCTGCTGATGATGGGCGACGTATAGGTGGGGTACGCCGCCCTGTTCTGCGTCCCCGTAGGAACGTCGAACGCGCCCGCTGGCTTGGCCTTTATCTCCCCCGTGCCAGAGTCGTAATTGATCCCCGATCCTTGGCTCAACGCCTCCCGCGCCCGGTTCGTGGTGAAATAGAGATGCGTCGATCCCTCGGTCACATTGTCGCTGTTGAGCGCATGAACCTGAACGCCCGTTATCCTGCCCTTCGCGTTGACCGCGAACGCGACGACATGGGAAGCATCGCCGTAGCCGCCGGTCGTCACGCCGGTATCGGAAAGGCCGATGGTCAGCGTCCCGCCTGCGCCGCCATCGGTGAACTCGACCTCCCCGTCCGAGGAGACGACGCGCTGGTTCTCGAACAAGGGTGACAGGTCGAGCGTCAGGATGGCGGCATTACGGATACCCTCGATCTGGGTCGCCATATCGTCGCTGTTCATCCCTAAATTCTCGAAGGCCCGGATTGTCTCCGGGTTGCTCAGGAACTCGCCGAGCAGTTTGCGAGAGAGATTGGAAACCGTGGCCATTATCCACCCAGCGGCTGAATTGCCGCATCCAGCCGGGCAAAGGCAGCGCGACCCTCATCGGCTCCACGAAAGCGCAAGCCGATCCACTGGCTGAAGCGGACATTCGGGCGCCATTGCATCCTGACGGCCCTTTCTCCCGCCCGTCCTACCGAAATAGCCCGCTCCTGCGACCAGGTGGTGCCGTCGATCGTATAGGAAAGGAATGTTCGCGGCTCGCTGTTGAGTGGCGCCCGTCCAGACAGCCCAGTCAACTCGACAGCATTGATGATGCCGCGCCCCGCCTCGTTGTACAGCAGGGCGGTATCGATGCGCCAGCCAGCGACCTCGCCGAAATGCAGGGCCGTTGTCCCATCGATATAGCCGATATTCCCGGCGTCATCCCCAACGAACAGCTTTCCGTTCGCAAAAACGCCGCGCCTACCACGATAGGGCTGATCCGCCTTCACGCCAGACGCTAAAATAGCCCAGACGCGGCTCTTGGTCTGCGCCGAAGCAGAGGCATAATATACCAGCGTCTTGTCCGGCAGGTGCACCAGAAATCGCTGCTCGTCCGCATCGACGCGGCTTTCACATTCGATGGCGGCGGCCTGTTCGTCGGTCAGCTTTGCCAGTTCATCGTCCACGAAACGCGTCGATATCTTGGCCGCGTCGCCATTGCCTGCGATATAGACGCCAAGCGCCTCGTTCCGTGCGCTGCCGACGAAGGCGAAGGATTGCAACAGCGGAGCTTTTGCATGGGTTCCTACCGCCCCAAACGGGATCAGCGCGCCGGAGTTGCGAGCGAAGGGAAAGCCCGTGGAACCTGCATTGTAGAAATTTTCGATGGTATAGCGATTGAGCGCATAGACCTCGCCGCGAACCTTGATAAGCCCGACTATACGGTCGGGGTCCTCTTCCGCCGATCCATATTTCAGCGGGTCGATCGCGGTCGGGTTGTTCAACTCGGTGACGACCAGATACTCACCGTCAGTCGTCATGAAGCGGCCATCGATCCATATGCCGTCCAGCGCCTGGCCAAGGTCGGGGTCGGTGATCTGGATCAGCGAAGTGCCGTTCCAGTAATACATCCGGCCGCCAGAACCGATGGCCAGATAGTCGAAACTATAGTCGAACCAGCAGGGGCCGCCATATCCCACATCACCGAGTTCCACGATCTTGCCTGCCGCCGTCAGTCGGACCAGCTTCGGACCCATGACGCGATAACAAACACCGTTCCAGTTGATCCCACCGCGATCTGCGCCTGGGCCTTGGTCGGTGCCGGTGATCCCCGGCGCCATTCGCAGATACCCATCCGACAAGCCCGTCTCCATGATAACCGGCTCGCGGTTGACGGGTGGGCTTTCCACGAAGTCGCCCACAGTATCGGCGTAGACGCCCTTGAGGATTGGAATGCGCATCAGCAGCGCCTCCGCCCGACAGGCATGAACGGCGAACGATGCGTCCAATGGCGATTACCGGCCCCCGCGATCGTTGAGCGCCCCCAGCCGGATTCGCGCACGCGGGCACAGATCGACCGGATTGCCGCCATCCCCGATGCCAGCCGCTGCCGCGTCTCCTGCCCCATCGCCTTGCCCATCGCTGGCGCGATCGCCATTGCCAGACTTATCGCAACGCCGGAAATGGTCGCGTCGGGAATGCCACTCATGTCCTCAAGATCGCCGCCGCCGAATATCTCGGGGGCATTGTAGTTCAGGTCTTTATCGGTCGCCCGCCATTCGGCCATCAGCGCATCAAGCTTGCGCAGCCCGGAGAAAAGCTCTTCGGGCGTGACATTGAACTCATATCCAGCCAGTGAACATTCCTCATAGGCCATCTCGATTATCTGGCGCTTGGTCGCGGTCGATGGGCCGATCTGTGACCACGCGCTTGGCTCTATGGATAGAAGAATGGTTTCTTCGAGTGTCTCGCCTGCGGTTGTAACGATGCGGGAGATAAGCTCGACTCGTTCGCATGGCTTTCCGCCAGAAATGGTGCAGGAGATGCTGGTGAGCGTATTCGAGACGCTGGAAAGCACAACAGCGCCGCGTTTCAGTTCGAGCGCAGCGCTATCGATTTCAGCCCCGTTAAGCCGTCCAATCCAGCTATAGCTGTAGTGACGGACTTCATCCGGGTCCTTGGCTCCCCACGATACGGTCATCAGGCTTTCAAGCGAGCATCGATTGCCGCCTCTATATCAGCCAGCACTCCCTTGCGGCTCTTGCCCGCCGCCTCTTCAGCTTTCAGCGCCTCGAGGTCTTCCAGCGACAGGCCGGGAAGTGCGGCCTCGATTTCCTTCGCCGTCAGGGCCAACAGCGGCTCGTCATCCGGCGCAAGATAGGCAACCGCTTCCTGCCAGCCATCGGCCAACGCCGCCTCATGCTGTTCGGGACCCTCCACGACCATGCTGTCGGTATTCTTGCCGTCCCAGCAAAAGGCTGAGCCTGCGCGATAGAGCATGAGGGGATAGATATCCATGTCAGTTTCCTGTTCCGGGGGTGATGTAAACGGGATTGTCGCCGTCTTCGGCGGATGAGATGAGGCTGAACTTCTTAGGCCCGGCGGCGCAGGAAAGGCGAATCTGCATCAGCGGAGGAATCGGGATATCCCCCTTTGCGCCACCCGCGACAGGGATCGCCGCGTTTGCGCCGGAAGCGCTTTCGGACGGAAGATTGGCGATCCGCATGAAAGCCGTCGCGGTGTCGCTGCTGTTGAAGATCGCGAGGGTATCGCAACCATCTGGCAATGGCGCGGGCGTCGTCGCGCTGGTCACATGAGCGACCGCGATGGTGCCAGCAGGAGAAGGATTGAACGGCTTGATCATAGGCGCTCCGAAGGGTGAGGGGAGGCTGAAGCCTCCCCATCAGGTCAGGTCTGGCTGAAAAGCTGGAGGCCTATCATCTCCGGCTGCACCGCGCCCACGCCGTAATCGATGTCGAGGCGGGCCTTTGCGCTCAGGTCGTTGATATTGCCCTGGCGCGTGTAGGTGATCGGCAGTCCCAACTTCGGCGTGGTGCCGCGAGCCACTACATTCCAGCCATCGCCCGGATCGACCGCATAGGTGCCGGGGATCAGTTCGATGGCGCGCTTGTGGAAGAACACATTGGCTGGTGCCGTAACCGTATTCAGGAAGGTGATATTGGCGCCGTTGGCGGGTGCCGCCGTCACATTCTTATACTCCAGTTCGGGGCGCGTACCGCCAGTTCCGCTGATGATCGGCGGCGAAATGCGAACAGTGCCAGTGCCACCGCCACCAGAAACAATCTGGACGATACGGAACGTCTTGGGCTGCCCGGTATCCTGCTTCGAGATGTGATGCACCGAATTGACACCCGCAATCGTCAGCGCATCCCCGACCTTCACCGTGCCGCTCGTCACCGCGATGGAGATAAGCTGCGTCCGATTGTCCACGTTGGTCGGGTTGCCATCCACGTCGAAGGTGGCGGCGACTGGCGTGTAGTAGAGCGGCTGCGTATTGGTGATGGTGACGCCGGTCGCGGTCGCGGCAGAGACGAGCTTGATCTGGTCGTTTTCGAACAGATCGAAATTGCCGATGCTCTTCACATATGCGCGCTCATAGGCGCTCCGGGCCAGCGGGCTGTCACTGGTTTGGGGCTTGGCGATCTGCCCGGCCATCTTCAGATAATCGCGAGCCGAATAGAACGCCTTCTTGTCGAAATTAGGGACGCCCTGCTCGACCATGATCGCGCCCATTTCCGCGAGGTCATCGAAGCCGGTCGCGGCGACCGTGCGCTTGGAAACGAGCGTCGCCCAATTCGCCGCGACATCGAAAACGCGAAGATTGACCTTCGACGCGAGGCTCAGCGCCGCATCGCGGAAATAGCGATCGATGTTCGCCTTGTCGCGGCCATCCTTGGCGCTGTAGGTCACCGGAGTGGAATGGTGGATGCCGACGCTAACCGGAACGGAAAGCTGCGTGATGCTACCGAAATTCGCGGTCTGGTCGAAGCCATCATAGACCGCCGGGATATAGGGCTGCGGGCGCCAGATCTTGTCATTCATACGCTGGTGCGCCGCCGGGCCGCCGGGGAGGTTATATTTCTCGACCTCCTGAGCTATGACCAGCATATCATCGAAGCCCTCAAGCATGTCATCGAAGGCAACGAGTTCATTTTTCGCGGTATTGACTGCCATGTGAAAAATCCATCAATGGGCCGGGCCGTCATCTCGACGGGCAAGGCAGTTGATTATTTCGCCTGAGCTTTCAGCTTCGCCTTGTAAGCAACCAGTTTGGAACGATCGCCGGTTCGGTCAGCTTCTTTCTCAAGCCGCTCAAGGTGCTTGTCCGAAGCCTGAGCGACAGGCGCGCTACCGCGTGCGATGCGTTCAGGTTCGGGCGGACCGCCGCGTTTCTTCACAGACATTTTTCCTTCCAGTTTCGAAACGGCGACGGCCAACTTGATCGGGTCGGTAATCTTGGAGATTTCAGCCAGTTTCGCCGGATGCTTACCCAGCGCGTACATGACCAGGGCGGAGTTGGACGCGGCCTTGACGATGACGGCCTGCTGAATATCGCTGAGCGATGCCAGCGCCGTGTCCTCAGCCTCCTGCACATCCTTGAAGCCCAGCGCCGCCTTTTTGGCGATATGGCCCTGCACCTCTTCGGCCCATGCATCCTGCGCCTGCCTGGCGGCCTGTTCGGCCTCCGTCTTCTGCGCTTCGGCCTTTGCCTTCCGCTCCTTCCACTGGTCGAGCGCCGCCTCATAGGCGTCCTCGTCATAGTCGCAGCCGGCGAGCGTCGGCTTTTCGCCAACCTCGATCGCCTGCGGCTGTGGAGCGATCCTGCGAAGCTCCGCAATCTGCTTGTCGCGCTTGCGTATCTCCTCGCGAAGATGCTTGGCTAGGCCGGTTTCCGCCTCTCCTGAGGCTGGCGCTGCCTCATCATCGAACGAGATGACCTCTTCCTCATCATCCGGCTCATCGCCATCAGTTTCGGTCTCGGCCTGCTGGTCCTGATCCTCCTCGTCCTCGCGGGCTTCGAGTTCTTCCGTCAGTTCCAGCGTGTCATCGTCGATATCTGCCATTTACCTACCCATTCGCTCACCAATTCCGGCTTGGCGGTTGCCGATGGCAGGAAATTACGGGTGCGCGGGGGATGTGGGCTATTAATGCTTTTGCGGCTCACATTGCTTCGAGGGTGCCAGCCACCAGCTTGGCGTGGCCAAGATTGAACATTGCGATTGCGCGCAGGCCGTCGATATTGCCCCAGCCAAATATTTCGATAGCGCCATCGATTTCCGCACAGGCAACCATGCTCTCGATATGGCCAATCTCGCCTGCATCGATCTCATCGGCCATGCGTCGGAACTGCGCCGCGATGTCCTTTGCGCAGATGTCACGGAGTGGGACAATCTTGAGAGACGACATGCTCACGCCGCGAAGTCCGCAGGAAGGTCCCGACCCATGCGGATGCGCGGACCTTCCGTGCGTCCTAGATCCGGATCACCTCCTCTCGGTTGTGCGGTGTCATTTGCCGCCTCCATCCCAGCCATCTGGGTTTCGCGAACGGTCTGCCCTGTCTGCGCCGCCTTCTGCGTAGCGCTCGCCAGCGTCTCGACGGCCTTCGCCTTACTGAGCGCGGTATCGGCCTCGGTCTTGCCGATCTGGGCTATCTTGAGCGCGGCTGATGCCTCGAACTCCTGCGCCTGAGCCATGAGCGCCTGCTGCGTGGCGTCGGGCTGCTGATTGGCCGCCGCCTCTTCCATCGCCCGCTGCTCTTCCTCGTTCGGTGCGACGACGCCCATGGAGACGAGGCGCTTGCGCGCATATGCTTGAAGATCAGTCATCCCTTCGCCATCCTGGTTCATGACGGCGGTGAGCGTGGCGACGGTCGCCAGTTCGGTATCGCCTGCCGCTTGCGCGACCGTGGCGGTGTTCAGGCAGGACTTGACTGTCTTGTCCCGGCGCTGTCCGGCGTCAGCGCCAATGGCACAGATTTGAGGTTGTGAATTAAGGAGGATTTGGGCTTCGTCGTAGTGACGAAGGAACGAAGATGAAGCCC